ACGTCCATTTTATGCTGTCGGACGCGGTCGACGCTGGCCGACTCGAAAAGGTGGATGTTGGGTTGACTCGAACGTTCCTTCCTGGCGGTGGGGAGATCCGACCGTCGACAGCGTCTAACTCGTCGAAGGACGGCGGCAAGGAAACCTTCGCCGTTTTCGACGAGACCCACCTGTATGTGCTTCCGGAGCTCAGGCAGATGCATGCGACGGTCCGAAGGAACTTGCGGAAACGTAAGGCGGCGCAGCCGTGGTCTTTGGAGACGACGACCATGTACGAGGCGGGCGCCGATTCGGTCGCTGAGACAACCCATCGGGCGTTGACCGGAAAGAAGCCTCCATCCGATGTCGTGTTCGACCATCGTGAGGGCCCTGATCCGGACAAGTTCGACTGGGACAACGACAAGGCTCTCCTCGCTGCTCTCGGGACTGCTTACGGTCCGGCCGCTGAATGGATGGACCTTCCGGGGATTGTCGCCGAGATCCGCGATCCGGAAACGGAAAAGTCGGACGCGATTCGCTTCTTCTTGAACCGGCCGTCTTCCACGGACGCGGACTTCCTGTCGTTGAGGGAATGGGACAAGCTGGCCGATCCTGGCGCCAAGCTAGAACCGCGGGATGTGATCTGCGTCGGCTTCGACGGGTCGCATGGTGGTGACGCTACCGGGATAGTGGGTGTCCGCGCTTCGGACGGGTTGACGATCGTACTCGGACTGTGGGAACGGACCGGGAAGACGTGGGTGCTTCCACGCAGCGAAGTCCACGAGACGGTCCGGCAAGTGTTCTCCGACTACCGGGTGGTCCGCTGGTATGGCGACCCGCGGTATTGGGAGACGGACCATGACACTTGGGCTGAAGCGTTCGGTTCGCCTCCGGTGATGGAGCTTCCCCAGTCGCAGCGTCGTCTGGCTGATGCCGCCTCGAGAGTGGTGACCGCGGTGAAGGCGACTCTCGCGAAGAAAGAGTTGGACGACCTCCCAGGGTTTAAACATGCCGGCGACTCGAATCTTCGTCGTCATGTGGGTAATGCGAGACGTGACCGGTTCGGTGGGCGTGGTTCTCAGGACGGAAGGTGGAAGTTGGCTAAGAAAGCACCCGACCGTCATATCGACCTGGCAGTAGCGATGACCTTCGCCCATGAAGCTTTGGGCGATGCGATCAAGGCTGGCGAGATCACCACTGACGTTTTCCCGAACTTCGATTTCGTATGACTCCGATCCAAGCTCGTCTTCTAGCAACTATCGCGGTGCTCGCCGGAGTGCTTCTAGCTGTGACGGCTGCTGTCTTCTACTTTGACTGGCGTGCCGGCCTGGTCGTGTCGAGCGGGTTTCTGATTGCTGGTGGGCTCGCCTCGTTAAGGAGTACGGATGGTTGACCTGCTCGCCGCTTTCACAAAATCCGAACAGCGGTCTTTCGTTCAGTTTCCTGGTGGGTTGTCTGGCTTCACTCATGATGGAGTCTCGTATCCGCTCGGATTGAACCAGACCTTGTATGGCGACCGGGAGGAGATTCCGTCGTCGTTCGACGGTTACGTGTCGGGTGCGTACAAGTCGAATGGGATCGTGTTCGCATGTGAACTGGTCCGGATGATGGTCTTCTCGGAAGCAAGGCTCATGTACCGGAAGCTGATCCGGGGTCGACCGGGGGAACTGCATCATACGGCTTCGTTGAACGTTCTCCACCGTCCTGGACCCGGGCAGACGACCGGCGACCTGTTAACCCGTGCCATTTTGGACGCTGACCTGGCGGGGAACCATTTCGCTGTCCGTCGTGACAGTCGGGTGGTACGTCTTCGACCGGACTGGGTGTCGATCATGCTCGGCTCTGACCGGAAAGACATGGACGTTGTTGACGATCCTGAGGCTGAAGTGGTCGCCTACTTGTACCATCCGAAAGGGAACAAGTCTTCCACTCCGATCTTCTACCTGCCGGAGGATGTGGCGCATTGGGCTCCGGTTCCTGATCCGATAGCGAACTTTCGGGGCATGTCGTGGTTGACGCCGGTCGTCCGTGAAATCCAGGGCGACAAGCTGGCGTCGGCTCATAAGAACAAGTTTTTCGAGCATGGCGCCACTCCGAACATGATCGTGAAGAACGACATTCAGGATCCGGAAGTGTTCACGAAGTGGACGAAACTGTTCAAAGAACAGTATGAGGGTGTCGCGAACGCTTACCGGACCTTGTATCTGGGTGCTGGTGCTGATGCGACGGTGGTCGGGGCGGACATGCAGCAGCTCGACTTCAAAGTCGTGCAGGGCGCGGGGGAAACGAGGATTGCTGCCGCTTCCGGTGTCGGTGCGGTGATGGCCCAATTTTCGGAGGGCATGCAGGGCTCGTCGTTGAACGCCGGGAACTATGCGGCTGCCCGCCGGAGGGTCGCTGACGCTCTGTTCCGTCCGCTGTGGCGGTCGTTTTGTGGCAGTTACGAGCAGATCGTGACGGTTCCCCGCAATTCTGAACTGTGGTATGACGAACGGGATATTGCGTTCCTTAGGGAGGATGAGAAGGACGCAGCGGAGATTCAGAACACTCGTGCCCTGTCGATCCGGTCGTTGTTGGACGCGGGGTATGAGGCGGACTCGGTTGTGAAGGCGATCGAGAACGACGATTTCACTCTTCTGAAGCACACTGGACTGTTTTCCGTGCAATTGCAGCCGCCCGGCTCTGAACAGCCTGACCCTGAACCAGAGGTTGATCCTGATGTCTGACATTCGAGAACGATTCGCTCAAGAGCTCGGCCCCGGCGGCCTGGAAGCCCGCGGTTACACGTCGACCGTGGAAGCCCGCGATGCTGATTCCGCGCCGATGATCATTTCGGGGATCGGCAGCCCATACGACCAGTCGTCTCGTATTGAAGGCTGGTTCGAAGAGTGGGATGAGATTGTCGCTCCCGGCGCGTGGCGTAGTGCGATCACCCGGCCCGACGCCGACATTATCTCGACGTTCAACCATGACATCAACAATCTGATCGCCCGCACTCCCGACACTCTCACTCTGAACGACCCGGAGAAGGGACTCGTCTACGAGGCGGTCGTGAACCCTGACGATCCGAACGCTGTCGGCATTCACGCGCGGGTCGCACGCCGGGACGTGACCGGCTCGAGCGTATGGTTCCGAGTGGAGAAGGACCAGTGGGAGGAACCCTCCGAGGATAACGATTTGGAAGTCCCGGTTCGGACGATCCTCCGCGCCGACCTTTTTGAAGTCGGTCCTGTCGTGTTCCCTGCTTTCCCTCAGACGACTTCTGAGGCGTCTGCTGCAGCGTTCCGTCATCTCGGCTACAAGCAGCCCGCCCTTCACGCTATGGACGGCTCCCTGACTGCTGCGGGCATCACCCGCCACGCCTCACGCGCCGCCTACGCATTCAGATTTCTCGCGGACCCCGAAAAGGAGATCCGGGACCTGTTCCTTAAGGCCCCCGACCTTCGCGACCGGGTCTGCGACCTTGAACGTGCCGCCGCTGCAGCAGAGTCTGCACAGCCGCACGTCGACCTTGCCCGCAGTCTCGAACTGTACGGGCTAATCCACCCCGCCAGCTAGGTCTCTGGCATCCCACCGCGCGACACCACGTCTGGTCTGTCGCGCCCGTCTAAGGAGTTACAAATCATGGACCGTAAGGCCCTAGAAGAGCGGCTGGTCGCATTCGCGGCCGAAGCCGACGAACTGATCGAAGAGCAGCGGACTATCGCTGACCTCGACCCTGCAGAGCAGGACGAAGCCAAGTTCGCTGAGAACGAGGCCCGTCTCACCGCGATTGCGGAGGAGAAGGCCGAAGTTGCTGAGAAGTTGAAGAGGCTCGACCGGATCGAGAAGCTCGCCGAGCAGAAGAAGAACCTGGTCGATGGTGTCAACTTCAACGTGAACGTGAAGAAGGATCCGTTCGACTTGAACGACATCCGTTGGAACATGCCCCGCGAGGAGCTTCGTGGCCGTGCCCGCACCGCTATCGAAGAGGTCGAAGGGTATATTTCCGACGCTCAGCGTGAGTCTGTCACTCGGAAGCTGGAATTGACGGATGATCCCCGTTCGGTCATTCCGAACCTGATCCTCCGCACCGGTTCACCGTTGTACAGGCAGGCGTTCGCTAAGGCGATGGCCGGCCGTAAGGACTTGTGGACCCACGACGAACGGACTGCTGCCACGTCGCTTGCCGAATGGCGTCTCATGTCGCTCGGTTCGACCGACGGTGGCGAGGCTGTCCCGTTCACACTGGATCCGACGTTGATTCTCACGTCGGCGGGTTCTACGAATCCGATCCGTCAGATCGCACGTAACGTGTCGATAGTCACGGACGCGTGGAACGGTCTCACTTCTGCTGGTGTGACTGCCAGGTGGGGAGCTGAGAACACTGCCGCTACCGACGATTCGCCGACTGACTTCGAGAACCCGAACATTCCCGTCTACAAGGGCGAAGCGTTCATCAAGGGTTCCATCGAGATCACTCAGGACTATCAGGCAATCGAGGCTGACCTTGGAATGATGATCTCCGAGGCGAAGGACGATCTTGAGGCTATCGCTCATATCACCGGTGCTGGTGGTACTGCTCCGACTGGGATCGTCACGGCGCTTGCTGCTGGCGCTTCTGAGGTCACTCCGGTGACTCCGGAAGTGTTCGCTGTCGGCGACCTTTACAAGGTGCAGTCTGCCCTGCCGCCGCGGTTCAGGCAGAACGCGTCGTGGGTTGCTGAACTGTCGACGATCAACGCGATTCGGGGGTTTGGCGCCACGTTCGGTTCCAGCTTCCTGAGCGAACTGTCGGCTGACAGTCCGGCACGACTGCTGGGTCGGGCTCTGTTCGACTCTTCGGCGATGACTCCGTTCTCGGATGTTCTCGCTTCGGAGACTGACACGACTAACTACATTCTCCTCTACGGAGATTTCAGTAGGTATGTCGTGGTGGACCGTGTGGGCCTGACTGTCGAGTTCATCCCGCACCTGTTTGATGGTGCGACTCCGTCGTTCCCGACGGGTACTCGCGGCTGGTTCGCCTACTGGCGGACCGGAGCCGATTCGGTGACTGACAGCGCCTTCCGGCTGTTGAACATCGCTACCGCCTCCTAGCCCATCTGAGTGGAGGCATCTTCGGATGCCTCCACTCCAACCCCTCTTGAAAGGAGGACCGTCCTATGGCGCGTCCTAATAGACAATTCGAGGGCACGTCGCCGGTCACCGTGTTCGCATCAGCGGCGCGTGCTGCCGAAGAAATCTTCACGTCGGAGATTTTCGACGGGTCGCCGAGCAAAGCTCGTGGAGCCCTGTTCGTAGTGAAGGCGACTGCCGGTGGTGGCACTGACGTGGACGTGACGTTCACGATCCAAAAGTGGAATCCGTCGACAATGGTGTGGGATACTGCTCTGGCGTCTGACGGTGCGTTCGACACGGACGGGGAACAGTTGGAACTGGTTGTCCATCCGAGCGTTTCCGCT